GGTCTGATAAGCACACGGAAAGGACAGGACGATGGACGGCAAAAAGCGCACCTATCTCGCAATCGACCTCAAGAAGATCAGAAAGGAGATCCAGAAGACGGCGGATATCGGCGAGGAAAAGCTGAACAAGCTGCTGGACGACGTTGTAGAGCGCAATCAGCGCTATTACAACGGCCTTATCACGCTGGCCGATGTGACGAAGCCTGACCGGCTGGTAGACGCCTCCGATATCGACGCGATCCGCAGGCAGACGATCGGAGAATTCCGAAATCTGACGCAATCTTTGGGGTTTTTAGTGGACAATGGCCAGAGAATGCTTCCGCCTGCGCAAGCATATCAGTGGGCCTTAAATTCGTCAACGCTGCAAATTCAGAGCGGGGCGATCAGCTATAATCAGGCGATTGCCAACGCCGTCAAGCAGCTGGCAGAGAGCGGAATCAAAGTCGTAGACTATGAGAGCGGTCACACAGATCAAATCGACGTGGCCGCCCGCCGGGCCGTTATGACGGGCGTGGCGCAAATCTGCGACAAGTATTCCGACCAGTCGGCGGAATATCTGGATACCCGGTATTTTGAGATCACAGCCCACTCCGGCGCACGAGACAAGCCCGGCCCGTCCCCGTGGTCGAGCCACAAGGATTGGCAAGGGAAAATTTATTATAAAAGCGAAAACGGAGAGCCTGACCCGCTTGGGCAGTACAAGGATCTCGTGGAGACGACCGGCTACGGCTATGTAGACGGCCTGACCGGAGCAAATTGCCGCCACTACAAACACGCATTTCTCCCCGGCATTATGGAGCCTACCTATTCCGAAGAGCAGCTGGAGCACATCGACGACGGCCTCGGCTGTGAGTTCGACGGGAAGAAATATACTGCATATGAAGCAACCCAGATGCAGCGCAGGCTTGAGCGGGAAATCATAAAGCAAAAAAAGCTGAAAAAAGCCTACAAAGCATCAGGCCAAAAGGATAAGGAGACTGCCACAACAGCCAAGCTGCGCCGTCTGAACACGAAATACCATGATTTCAGCAAGGCCGCAGGGCTGCCGGAACAGCCGGAGAGAATGAAGGTGTTATATGATTGACGAAAAACTGAAAGCCGCCATTGAGCGGGCGCTTGCCGCCGGGTTCCGCGTTCAGCTGAAGCGCATGAAGGACGGAACAGTCAAGGCACAGATCATCAAGGCGGAAGAGTTGAAAAAGTAATACAGATACCGCAGCACAATCGAGTGCGCGGAATGGCACGATGAGCCAACTACTGAGATTTTCTTAGTGGTTGGCTCTTTTTGTTTCGGTAAAAACCGCATGAGCGGGGTTTATACAAAAAATTGGCTATCTGCAAGCCTAAAAGTGCAGGCGGGAGGTCATGGCGACGACCTAAAAAGCCTATCCCGTAAGGAGAAACCATGAAAAAAGAAGAATTGCTGAGCATTGGCCTGACAGAAGAGCAGGCAGACAAGGTTTTTGCCATGAACGGCAAGGACATTGAGAAGCACAAAAAGGCAGCAGAGGACGCAAAGGCGGACAAAGAGGCCGTGGAAAAGCAACTGGCAGACCGCAACAAGGACATCGAAGACCTGCGGAAGTCCAGCGGGGACGCCGAGAGCGTCCGCAAGCAGCTCGAAGACCTTCAGGGCCGGTACACCAAGGAAACCGAAGATTACAAGGCGCAGCTGGCAAGCCGGGACTACGCCGACGCCATGAACCGCGCGATTACGGCCAAGGGCGTCAAGTTCTCTTCCAAAGCCGCCGAGAAAGCTTACCTTGCAGACCTCAAGGAGAAACACCTTGAACTGAAAGACGGCGAGCTGACCGGCTTCGACGAGTGGCACAAGGCTCAGCTCGAAGCAGATCCGACTGCGTTTCAGGCAGATAAGCCCACGCCCACATTCGTCAAGCCCGTCGGACAGGGCGGCGCACCGGCGGCAAAGAGCAAGGGCGCAATGTACGCGCAGCAGTTCAACGCGCAGTTTGCGCAGACACCAAACAAGGAGTGATTTGAAAAATGTCTATCGTTGTAAACACAAAAGCAGAAGTCAGGCCGAATTTCCTCGAAAGCGAAGTCGGCCTCGTCCTGAAAACCCGTGAAATCCCCGCGTCGATGGGCGTGCAGGACGGCAAGTACAAGATCGTAAAGGCCGGTACGCCGTTCCCGTCCGACAACTCGAACGCCGTCGGCATCGTGTTTGAGGATATCGATGTGACGGACGGCAATATGCCCGGCTCCGTGATGGTCGCGGGCCGTGTGCTGGCAGACCGCCTGTCGCTGGCCTCCGCAGCAAAGACCGCGCTGTCCGGCAAGGGCTTCACATTTGTTGATGCGCCGGAGATCACGCGCGGCTATACCGTGACCTACGACAAAAACGACGGCAGCGGCACGCCGCCCGTCGACGAGAACGTCTACACAGAGGGATCCTATGCCGACGTCTCGACCGAATACCCGTTGACCAAGAGCGGCAACACCCAGACCGGCTGGAGCACGTCTAAGGGCGGCGCTGCCGTCTCCAAGGTCGAAATGACCGGCAATGTGACCCTGTACCCCGTGTGGACTACGGCCTAAAGAAGGAGGAAAAACACCATGCCTGACATTCTTGAACTGATTTCCGACGCTGACCGTCTGGATTTCTCGCAGAACATTTCCGTCGCACGCCCGGCGTACCTCGGCGACCGGCTGTTCCCGGACCAGAAGACCGAAAGCCTCAAGGCCGAGTACCTGCGCCTCGCAAACGGCGCACAGATCCCCACGATGGCGACCGTCCACGCCTTTGACACCGAGGCTGAGATCGCCACGCGGCCGGCACTCGAAAAGACTGAGGTCGAAAAACTGTTTATCAAGCGCAAAATCAACCAGTCCGAGCGGGTGCAGCTGCTCAACGAAAACGGCGTATATGCCGACAGCGCGATCGTGAGCTATGTCTTTGACGATATGCGCCTGATGGCCGATGCAGTCAAGGTCAGAACCGAGGTCGCGAAAATGGAAGTTATCGCGACCGGCAAGATGACCATCAAGGAAAACAATCTCAACATGACCGTCGATTACGGCGTTCCGTCCGCAAACACCGGCTTCAAGATCGACTTCGGCGCAGATGCTGATATCGTCGGCCAGCTTCAGGCCATCGCGGATCAGGCGGCGGCCTCCGGCCACGCCCTGAGCGAAATGGTCGTCGGTACGAAGATCCTGCGCAAACTCGCGTCCAACAAGGGCATTCAGACCCTCGTATACGGTACGGTCGGCGCTGGTACATACGTCACCACCGAGAAGCTGCGCAGCCTCTTTACCGAGCTGTTCGGCTTCGGCCAGATCACGACCAACGACCAGCGCTATAAGGCGCAGGCCGCAAACGGCGCGGAAAAGACGCATCGATTCTTCCCGGAGGACAAGGTTGCGTTCCTGTCCAACGGCACGGCCAATTCCTTCGGCGTTGGCCTGTGGGGCGTGACGCCGGAAGAAAAGGGCTATGGCCCGTACACCGACAAGAGTGCACAGCAGTATATCACGATCACCCAGTGGGAAACGCCTGACCCGAAGACCACCTGGACAAAGGCAAGCGGCCTGTTTATTCCGGTCGTGCCAGATCCTTACGGCCTGTTTATTGGCGCGGACGTCAGCAAGTAAAATCGAGCCTCCGCGCCTGCATGAAGGGCGCGGAGGCTGACCGGAAGGAGGGCGCAGCATGATCTACGCCGATTATGAGTTTTACGCGACCGTGTACCGTGGGACGGCGCTGGACGAAGAGCAATTCTGCGGCCTCGCCCGCAAGGCGTCGGCTTATGTCGATTACATCACCATGAGCCGCGCGCGCTCCGCCGCCGGGGATAAGCTCGAAGCAGTCCAGAACTGCGTCTGCGCGCTGGCCGAGCTGGAGCAGGACGCCGGGAAGCTGGACAGCCTCGTCTACACGACCGACAGGCCGGTATCGAGTGAGACGGTAGGCGGCTGGTCGCGCAGCTTTGGCTCACGCAATCTGTCGCAGGCAGATATGCAGCGGACAGAGACGCGCCGCCGTGAGATCGTGCTGGCGTACCTCGGGCCGACTGGATTACTCAAAGCAAGGGGGTATGGGCCGTGTCCATGTTCCCCCACACCGTAACCATCTACAACGTCTCGCAGGAGACAGACCCGGCGACATTCAAGGACGTGGAGAAAACCTACATCACCGTCCTGCGCGGCGTTCTGCTGGAAGCCTCCAAGGCGGCCAACGTCCGCCAGAGCGGGCTTGAGGGCGCGGATGCGGTGAATCTTTACATCCCGTTCTCTACGCCTGCCGTAGACGGCGTGACAGGCACAGAGAAGCGCTACGTCGGCCCGCAGGAATTCTGGCGGGCAGCCGATAAAAGCGGAATCTGGACGCTCTCCACGGACGGCAACGGCGGAACGACATTTTTTATTAAGGGTGAAGTCGTGGAGCCGGACAAGACCGAGCAGGCGCTTGAAATGCTCTATGACGACGTTTACAAGGTCACAAAGGTCGATATGAAGGACTTCGGAAGCCAGGACATGAGACACTTCGAAGTCGGAGGGGCCTAATATGCTGAAATTCAGCGTAAAGGCAGACGGCTTTGATGAATTGCATGAGACAATCGCGCAGGCGTGTACCAAAGCGGAGCATATTGTCGCACTTCAGGCAAGAAAGGACACAGCCCCGTATGTGCCATTCTTGACCGGTTCCCTCGACCGCAGAACACAGGTGGAAGGGAATGCGATTATCTATCCCGGCCCATACGCAAGGTTCCTGTACTACGGGAAAGTCATGGTAGACCCGGAGACCGGAAGCACCTACGCGCCGAAAGGCGGGACAAAGGTACTGACCGACAAAAATCTTGTGTTCAACACGTCAGGACACAATCAGGCGCAATCGCATTGGTTTGAGGCTTCAAAGGCCGAGAACCTCGACAAATGGATCCGTGTAGCGGATAAGGCGGTGAAGAATGGACTCTGAAAAGCAAAAAAGGCTGGTATCTGCGGAGGAAGAACAGGATATCTCCCGAAAGATGATGATCTGGGCAAATTCCTTCTCAGACGACGATATGCCGACCGCAACGATCAACTACGAATTCCTCGCCGCCGACTCGGCAAGCATGGCCCTGTCCGCCATTCAGGGCGCGTACATCACACGAAAATTCATCCTCGGCGGGCATGAGGCGGAATATCAATTCAAGATCATCGCCCGCATCAAGCCCGGAAACAGCAACGACAAGCGCCTGAAATGCGACGCCATGCTGAACCGCTTCGGGGATTGGGCCATGCAGAACCCGCCGGATTTGGGCGACGGGATGCGCGTCCGGCGCATGGAAGCTGTCAGCCGCTCGGCCCTGTTCGCCCGGTATGAGGACGGCACAGAGGATCATCAAATTCTAATGAAACTGACATATGAGGTGATTTAACTATGGCAAATAAATACACAATCGCGGCAAAAAACGGCGAGAGCGCAGTCCGTGAAATGCTGATTACCGCTCTGGACACCAGCGACAGCACCACATCGAAGTGGTCGGCGATGGGCGTCAAGGTGACGGAGAGCTCCATCAACTACGATTGGGGGCAGGAAACGAAGAAGGACATTCTGGGGCACGTGTACACGAACGCACAGACACCAGAAATGACACAGAGCTTTTCCGGCAGTGAGATTGTAGGCGGTGACGACGTGATGAACCATCTGCTCAATCTTGCAGTCGTGGAGAAGAACCATGCCGCTCTGGTAAATCAGAAATGCCTGATCATCCACACATACCTGCAGGACTCCGAAGGGAAGTCGTTTGCAGAGCAGTATGACGCCTGCGCGGTGCTCGTCACGACAGACGGAGGCGAGGGCGGCGGCGTTCTTGCTTCGGACATTGAAGTGACATACGGCGGAAACAGGACAACAGGAACCGCAGCGCGCGGTTCGGATGGAACCATCACGTTCACGCCGGATTCGGATTAAGGAGGCTGCATAAATGCCTGAAATCAAATTTGAAACCGGTATCGTATCGTTCAAGCTGAACGACGCGGCGGAAGTCTCCTTCAACCCGACCGACAGCGCATTTGTTGAACAGATATTCAACACGTTTGACGAACTGGACGGGAAGCAGGAGGCGTATAAGGCCGAGATTGACCGCTGCGCGGACAAGAAGGAGATTTTCGCCATTGCCAGCCGCCGCGACGCGGAAATGCGGGACATGATCGACGGCCTGTTTGCCAAGCCTGTCTGCGCAGACCTGTTCGGCACTATGAACGTCTACGCGCTGGCCGACGGCCTGCCAGTATGGTGCAACCTCATGCTGGCCGTGATCGATCAGATCGACACGAGCTTCGCGGCAGAGCAGAAGAAGACCAACCCGAGGATTGCGAAATATACAGATAGATGGAAAACGCGCAGGCCCCCTGTTCGCGAAATATATTGATAGATGGGGAAAGTGATCTATTCCCTGCCGACCTCTGTTGAGGTCGACGGAACAGAATACGCGATCCAATCTGATTACCGCGCAATCCTCGATATCCTCGTAGCCCTGACAGACAGGGAACTGGACGAGCGGGATAAGGCGGAAGCGGCGCTGACCATCTTCTATCCCGACTTCGAAGAAATGCCCGTCAGCGACTATCAGGAAGCCCTGAACCAGTGCTTCCGCTTCATCGACCACGGGCAGGAGAATCGAGAGAAGAGAAAGCAGCCAGAGATCATGTCATGGGCGCAGGACTTTGATCTCTATATTGCGCCTATCAACCGAATCGCGGGCTGCGAGGTCAGGGCGCTGGAATACCTGCATTGGTATTCGTTTCTATCGTACTATCAAGAAATCGGAGATTGCCTGTATGCACAGGTGGTTTCTATCCGCGATAAAAAGGCCAGAGGGAAGAGCCTCGACAAACAGGAGAGGGATTTCTACCGGCGCAACCGGGATATCGTCGATCTGAAGATAACATACTCGGAGGCCGAAGCCGACCTGCTTGCCGTATGGGGAGTCGGGACAAAAAACAGCCGCCCCGGTTAAGGGGCGGCAGCAGGAAAAACTTATTTTTTATACTCGAAAACGATTTCGCTACCCCAGAAGCTTGGAGAGAATCGAATCTCGATCTCACTCCAATCCTGCGGCGCTTCATATCCGACGACACCTTTCATTTTCTTCCCGGCGGCAATCGTGCCGTCAAGCTGCGGCTCGTCGGAACTCATCATGGCGGTGAGGCTGAGGCTGGTTGTATAGCCATCAATGTAGCTTTCGAATGAAAGCATGGTGCTGGACGCAATATCGCGGGATGAATTGTTTTCGATCTCGAATTCGCACAGAACAAAGACCTTTCCATCATCCGGCGAGACGTAATTTTGGCCGGAATTCTCGGTAACACTGAGCAACGTGACCGCCACGCCGTCTAGAACGACCTGATCCCCAACGCCAAATGTTTCAGGCCCGGAATCGGATTGCTGCGGCGGCTGCTGCGAAGAAGAAACTGAGGTTCCGACCTTTTCCGGCTTGGAGGATGATCCGCAGGAAGCAAAGGCCGCGCCAATAAAGACGAAAAGACAGAGGAATACGATTAAAGCCGTCAGGCAGCCGCTGGGGCGTTTCGCCTGCTTTTTGGTTTTTAGCCCGCCAACAACGTCAACGCGGTTCGAGGCGTTAATCTTGATGGTAAAAAACGCATTCTGTTGCCCTTCGGCAATGGTAAAGGATATGGTTTTATCCAGACGGCGATACCGGTAAAAAGAAAGTTCGTGCTGGCCCGGAGCGGCCACAGCTCGAAGTTCTTCACCGTTTTTCAGCGTGCCGACATCACAGCCATCCAATGCAACGCCGACGGTCAGGCCAGAACCGTAAAAAGAATTGTCCCGGCTGATTTGGATAATGCAATCACTCATATTTCTTCCCTCCTTACTTGGGAGATAACACAAATAATGACAAAAATCAACCGAAAAGGTGGTGAAAATATGGCAGATGGGAAAATTGTGATCGCCGTCGACGCGGACGCGAAAAAGGCACAGAAAGAGCTGGATACGCTGTCTGCGAAAATCGACAAGATGGAAGCAAAGCTGAATGAGGATACCGGAACGCAGAGCGGGCTTAAAAAGGAGCTGGACGCTGCGCTTCAGTCCGCAAAGCAGACGGAAGACGCGCTGAAATCGCTCCGATCGGAGGCTGACCGCCTAAAGGGCATCACGTCCGGAAACGCTTCGGCTAATCCAGCTGAGTACATAGACGCTTATTCTCGACAGGCGGAGGTTGCTGCGCAGATCAAAGAGCAGGAACAGCTGCTGGTGCAGCAAAACAAAACGGCGGAAAAGCTTGGGAGTCAATATGCAAAGATCACCGACAAGGTGATAAACCAGACCGCTGCGCTTGACGCTGCAAAGACTAAAGCCGGAGAGCTGGTGCAGCAGATCACAAATGCAAGCGGGGCCTCGGCTAAAATGGCGGAGGTATCGGCGAGCGTCGAAAAGAGCATGAACAAATTCGGAAGAAGATTAAGCGGGGTACTAAGGAGCGCGCTGATCTTTACCGTCCTGTCCCGCGGCCTTTCTCAGCTGCGCAGCTGGCTTAGTGAGACAATCAAGAAAAGCGACGAAGCGCGCGCGGCAGTTGCCAGGCTGAAGGGCGCTCTGCTCACGCTTGCGCAGCCAATCATGAAGGTGGTTATTCCTGCTTTTATCCTTCTTGTGAACGTGCTGACTCGAATTGTAAACGCGCTTGCAACACTGGTTTCGAAGCTGTTCGGAACGTCTTTTCCGAAATCTGCGGCGGAAGCCGCTGCGGCATATGGAGACGAGGCGGAAGCAATCTCCGATGTGGGAGACGCAGCAAAAAAAGCAGGGAAAAGCATGGCGTCGTTTGACGAAATCAACCAGCTTTCGAATGATTCCGGAAGCAGCGGCGGCGCAGGAGCGGGTGGCGGAATCGGATCCGATACAATAGCACCCGATTTCAGCGCCATGATAAAGGATCAGCTGACATCAATTACAGAATTGTTTGTGGGCGCGGCATTGCTTGCGCTTGGCGCAATTCTCACGTTCAGCGGCGCGAACATCCCGCTTGGAATAGCGCTTATGGCAGTTGGCGCGCTGGCGGTGTGGGACGCGGTAAGCAATCACTGGGGAGAAATCGCTGGAATCCTGCAAGGGCAAGTCGGACTTATCACGGCGATTGTAAGTACTGCCTTGCTTGCAATCGGCGCGCTCCTTGTCTTTTCTGGCGCAAACATTCCGCTTGGCCTCGGACTGATGATCGCCGGTGCGGTCGGCCTTGCGGCCACTGTGGCGGCAAACTGGGGCTCAATTACAGAAGCGCTGCAAGGGACCATCGGAATCATTACGGCAATCGTAAGCGGGGCGCTGCTTGTTGTCGGCGCGATCTTAGCGTTCAGCGGCGCAAACATTCCTATCGGCATTGGGCTGATGGCGGCCGGGGCGGTCGGTCTCGCTGCGGTAGCGGCTGTTAACTGGGACACGATCGCGGCGGCCCTGCGGGGCCCTGTCGGAAATATTGTAGCGATCGTGGGTGCGGCATTGCTTGCGCTTGGCGCAATTCTCGCATTCAGCGGTGCGAATCTGCCGCTCGGTATCGGGCTGATGGTTGCAGGAGCGGCAGGGCTTGCAGCAACAGCAACTATCAACTGGGATACGATCAAAACAAAACTGCAAGGGCCGATAGGGAAGATCACCGCGATTGTCAGTGCGGCGCTGCTTGCGGTCGGTGCGATCCTTGCATTTACAGGCGCAAGCCTTCCGCTTGGAATCGGGCTGATGGCTGCGGGCGCAATCGGACTTGCAGCAACGGCGGCTGTCAACTGGAATACGATTCAGGAAAAAATGAAAGGGCCGCTTGGCAAAATTACTGCAATCGTCGGCGGCGCGCTCCTTGCGCTTGGCGCGGTTCTCCTGTTCACAGGTGCAGGAATTCCGCTCGGGCTTGGACTTCTCGCAGCGGGCGGCGTAAGCCTGGCTGCGGCTATTGCGCCGAACTGGGATTTTATTGTCAGCAAGGTTAAAGATTGCTGGGGCAAAATCAAAGATTTCTGGAAGAAGAACATTGCGCCTGTATTCACAGGCGAATGGTGGGCCAATCTTGCGAAAAACGCCATGAACGGCCTGATTGCCGAAATCGAGAGTGGGATCAATCGCGCGCTTGGCGGTTTGGGCGGCCTTGTGAACGGGGCGATTAGGCTGCTGAACAAGGTTCCGGGCGTAGACATTGGAAATGTAAGCTGGGGAAATGTCCAGCTCCCTCGTCTCGCCTCCGGCGCGGTCATCCCGCCGAACCGGGAATTCATGGCCGTCCTCGGCGACCAGAAGAGCGGGACGAACATCGAGACGCCGCTTTCCACGATGGTGCAGGCATTCAAACAGGCCATGACCGAGACCGGCGTAGCGGGAAGCAGACAAATGACGGTTATCTTCCAGCTTGACCGGCGTGAGCTTGGCCGCACGATCTATCAGCTGAACAACGAAGAGACGCAGCGCGTCGGCGTGAAGCTGGCGGGGGTGAAGACATGAGAAGCGCACTGAGCCTTGATGGCAAGGCGTATTACAATCTGCACGTCGTAAGCTGCAAGCGGTCGTTCTCCGTCCTAGACGGCGACAATGCCGGGCGCGTTATGACCGGCGCGATGACCCGTGATATTATCGGCACGTATTACAACTACAGCCTTGAAATTGATCCTGTATCGTCAGACCCGGAGGAATACGATGATTTTTATGAGAGTATTTCTGCCCCGGTCGACAGCCACGTGCTGACCGTCCCATATGCGCAGGGGACTATGACCTTTGACGCCTATGTAGCAAACGGCGACGATGAGCTCGCCGGGAGCTACGACGGGCGCAATGATTGGGGCAATCTGACGATCAATTTTGTCGCCATGAAGCCCAAGAGGACGCCGGTATGAGTGTACGCGTGATCTATGAGGACGTAGCGGTAGGCGCAGCAGCGGCGGCAAGCGTTGCAAGCACCGCTGCGAAGCCCTTCTCCGACCTTCCGGAACTGCCGTATGGCACAGAGTCGGTGATCGTCGCAACAAACGAGCTGAACCAGTGGGTGCTGGACGGTTCCCGCCCGATCCTCACGACCGAGCGGGCGGCCTTCTGGTCTGCCGAGCCGAGCAAAGCAGACTGCACCTTCGACGCAAACCCGACGCTGACCATCACGCTGGACGGCACGTTCGCAAGCTCCGGCATTTACCTCTATTTTGACGGTGGCATTGGCGACTATTGCAGCGCCCTGACCATGACGTGGTACAACGGCGAGACAACCGTCGCGTCGCAGGACTTCATGCCGGACGGCCAGAAATATTTCTGCGCCAAGCCCGTCACGGGCTACAACAAGCTCGTGATTGAGCTGAAAAAGACGAGCCTGCCGTACCGCTATGCGAAGCTCCGACAGATATTCTTCGGCATCGTCCGGGAATTCGAGCGGGAAGACCTGCGCAGCGTCAACGTCACCGAGGGCGTCAGCGTGATCTCCGACAACGTGGAAATCAATACGCTGGATTTCACGCTCGACAATTCGGACAACATCGACTTCATTTTTCAGGAGAAGCAGCCCGTCAGCGCCTACGACGGCGCAAAGCTGATCGGCGTCTTTTACATCAAGAGCTCGTCCCGGTCGAGCGACCGCCTCTATGACATTTCTTGTCAGGACGCGCTCGGCATTCTGGACGACGAACCGTTTTCTGCTTCGATCTACAACGAGAAAAACGCGAAAGAGCTGATAGGCTCGATCCTTGGCAGCCATTTCGCGCTGGACTTTGACGCAGCGCTGGAGGATGAGACGGTAACGGGTTATATCCCGGACTGCACCAAGCGCGAGGCCTTGCAGCAGATCGTCTTCGCCCTCCGCGCGACCATCGACACAAGCGCGTCACGCGGCGTGCGCGTCCGGAGGCTCACAGCGGCCTCTCCTGCCACGATCCCACTTGACCGGACATACACGGGCGGCAGCGTGGAAACGGCGTCAGTGGTCACGGAGATCCGCGTGACGGCACACAGCTATTCGACGTCCGGCAGCGGCGACAGCGTAGAAGTCGGCGGCACGACCTATTACCACACCACGGCAGTTACGTCCAAGAAAAATCCGAACGCCACCACGCAGACCAAGCCGAACGTCATTGAGGTGCGCGATGCGACGTTGGTAAACAGCGAAAACGTAGCCGCCATTGCGCAGCACATTTATGATTACTATATGCGCCGCCAAACACACAGTGTCCGCATCGTCATGGACAAAGAGGCTCCCGGCAATTACGTGCGCACCACAACGCCGTGGGGCACGAAGATCACCGGAACGATCACCAGTATGGACATTCGCCTCAGCGGAATCGCCGCGGCGGACTGCGAGATCGTAGGAACATAAGAAACGGAGGTGCAGCCCATGGTACAGGGCGATGCGTACAGTCTGGCCGTCACGGTCAAGAGCAACGGGCAGGCTGTCGAGATCGACGATATTGAAAAGGTCGAAATGACGCTTCTGTATTTGCAGAAGTACTACCCCGGTCAGATCACATACGCGGACGGAACGTTCTGGGTACCCCTGACGCAGGAAGAGACATTCCGCCTGCCGAAGGTCTGCCCGATGCAGATCCGCGTGAAATTCAAGAGCGGTGATGTGCTTGGATCTGAGAAAAAGCAGGTCGATGTCTCCGCCGCGCTGTCAAAGGTGGTGCTGTGATGGGCCCAATCAATTTTGAGCTCGGCGCACCGGCCCCTGTCGGCGTGGATTTTAACGTCACCGTCCGCACGGGTGGCCCGGGCGGAACGACCGACCACCGTGCCCTGTCCAACCGGGACGCGGACGACCAGCACCCGATCAAGGCGATCACCGGACTGGCCGACAAGCTGAACACGATCCCGCCCGCAGCGGAGCGGATCACGAATACTGAAATTGAGGAGATGCTGAAATGAGTAAATACCTGGACAACGACGGCCTGCTGTATCTCTGGAACAGCAAGATCAAGCCCCTTGTAGCGAAGTATCTGCCGCTGACCGGCGGCACGCTGACCGGCAAGCTGACGCTCGGCGCGGCCCCGAACGCCGACATGGACGCCGCGACGAAGAAATACGTCGACGACTCCGTAGCCAGCGCGGGCGGCGGCGACATGCTCAAGAGCGTGTACGACAAAGATGGCAACGGCGTAGTCGACGACGCCCAGAAGGTAAACGGGCATACCGTGGCAAAGGACGTCCCGGCGGACGCCGTGTTTACGGACACGAAATACGAGGCCGCTACGGCCAGCTCTCCCGGGCTTATGACTGCTGCGGATTACAGCAAGCTTGCAGCCTTCAGCGCGGCAAGCGACTATGCCAAAAAGACGGATATCACCGGCCTTTACAAGTACAAGGGCAGCAAGGCGACATATTCTGCCCTTCCCACGAGCGGGAATGAGGCCGGCGACGTCTGGAACGTCGAGGACACCGGCATGAATTACGCCTGGACAGGCGAGGACTGGGACGCGCTGGGCGCGATGTTCGAGATCGTATCCATCACGAACACGGAGATCGACACGATCACCGCCGACACGTAAGGAGGGGCAAATGGCCTATCTCGACAATACCGGCCTGAACTACTTCTGGGGCAAGATCAAAAGCGCCCTGTCTTCCAAGCAGAACAAGATCACGGCCAGCGGCATCCTGAAGGGAGACGGCGAGGGCGGCGTGTCCGCCGCCGTCGCTGGCAAAGACTACCTCAAAACCGCCCCCGTTACGTCCGTCGCGGGCAAGACCGGCGCGGTCACGCTCGGAAAATCCGACGTCGGGCTTGGGAGCGTAGACAATGTATCCGTCAACGCCCGGATGAACCGTACGACGAACGTCAACGCTGCCGACGCAAACTACACGTCCTACATGGCACGCGGCGAAGCGCTGTTTGCGGCAGAAACCACGCCGATTGCCAACGGCCAAATCGCGTGGCAGTATGAATGAGGCTTGCGAGTATGGGTCATAGAACACTGATTAACGGCACGGCCTACACGGTTAAAAGCGGCACCACAAAGATTGATGGAACTGGTTACAGGCTTTACGGTGGAAGAACGATGGTTGGCGGAACGTCGTACAATATCAAATTAAGCGACCCAGTGCAAGTTACCGTGACGACAAAAAATGCGAGTGCAAATAACTGGGGCTATGTACTTATAAAAGGGGAAAAAAGAACCGAAGGGACGTTTGAACTGGAGAGGGGAACGTCCATTACGCTAGTGGCGGGAGGGTCTTCCAATTCTGTTGCAAAAATATTCATAGACGGCCTCACTGTGGCTGAAAAGAAGTACGGCACGCAGGGCATGGTTAACTACGAGTATCTGTTGATGGGAAACTGCAATATTGTTATAAACAGATCCAGCGGATCAGAATATGGGGGCAAGGCGAATGTAACCCTCAAAACATTATGACGGAGGTATATATGATCTATTTTAAGGCAAATGGCACAGAACACCCGGCAAGTATCGACGGAAAGCTTGTTGATCGGGACTGGAACGGGCGTGAAAGCAAGGCCGTCACGCTAGAAACGACGTATGCAGCTGCCGTGCAGCTGTTTGTGAACGGACTGCATTGGTATATCGTCGAACGCGACACCATCCCGGTATACGATGAAAGCGGCAAGCCGACGGGAGAAACACAGGAATCTGTGCAGGAGTGGGACAACTCCGATTACTGCGTCGAAGGCCCGATCACGGATAACCGCGACGGCACGTGCACCTGCAAGATGGGCAAAAAAACAGCCAGCGACGTGCTGGCGGAACTGGAGGCAGCATATGACGGAAACTAAGCTTACGCAGATCAAAACCGCCATCAAGGACGGCAAGCTGGTGCAGGCCGCAGGCGGCATCACGGAGGACGTGACGCAGTCGGACAAGCTGGGCTACGACTGGCGGAATATCTACGTCAACAAGATCTTGGTGCGGCAGGAGTACGTCGAGCAGGCCGTGAAAGCAGGCACGGCGGACAATCCAATCGTGTGGGCCTCCGACATGGCGCTCATCCAGAACGCCTACTACACGCACAACGGCGTGATCAAGGTCTGGATGGGCGAAGCAGGCGCGACGGCAAAGTGGACGGATGCGGCCTTCGTGCCGATCTGATAACGCAGAAGGGAGACACCATGGACACCAAGACTATCATCGTTACGCTCGTCACCGACCGGACGCAGGCGGACGTGGAGCGGGTGCGGGAGCTGGCGGCGAAGGGGTTCGCGGCCATGACGGCAGCCGAGCAGGCGGAATGGCTGGCGGGGATGAAGGGCGCGTACAACGCAAGCGATATGAACCGCGTGGGAACAGCCCTGAACTATCTGGCGGGACGCCTCGCCTCAATCTGCGGGAAGAGCATTGCGTGGACGGCAAAGACAGATTTGGCCGTCACGGACATTATAACGGCCTCACAGGCGGCGGAATACCGGCGGCAGATACAGAACATCCGCGACGCGCTCACGTATCCTGCCGGGACGCCGGACGCGCCGCAGCTGGGCCGCCTGACCTACACCGATGCAAACAACATCGAGCGCATCCTGAAACTCTGCGAAGACTTAATCGTCAACGTTGCAAAATCTTTTCGCCACACCGGCGCGGCGGAGTGCGCCGCAGGAGGATTACTCACATGAAAGATAGGCAGCCAACACAGGTTTTAGCCAACGGCGCGATCCGCTACGGTGTCTATAACGCCGACGGCACGCTCAACCACTACGAATACCTCAAGCGCGAGGATGCGCCTACCGTCGAGGGAACGCCTCTCAACAAGGCGAATCTGCTATCCGATACCACTGCCGCCAAGCTCTGGCCGAAAGCAAGCACGAGGCCGGAAGACCCGACCGTCAACGACGCGCTCGGCAAGCTTTCGGAGGGTACGGCCAAAGTCGGCGACATCGCTATCACGTCCCGCACAGACCTGTCCGACGCATGGCTCCCGTGCGACGGGCGCACTGTATCGCAGGAGCAGTATCCAAAATTGTTTTCTGTGCTCAGAAGCTCTGCCGCGCCGCTTCCGTGGGCGTTGAAGTCATCGAATATTCAACCTGGATTTGTGTGGTATCTGAATGGGGAATGGGTCGGCCTACACGACAGAAAGTTCTGGACGTCGCCCGATTTGGGGACGTGGACGCAGCAGGCGGATATGCCGCCCGGACTCTCGTTGGTATCGGATGTGCAGTATGCAAACGGCACTTATTACGCTGTTTTTTCCGGAGACTCCACAGAGTTAAACGGAGTGTACACAACGCGTAGCCTCGATACGCCGTTTGCGCTATATGCAAGCGGCGGCCTGCCTGGAAGCGCTGGACTGAAGATGTTTATTACGCCAAACGTTCTGTATATCTACGTAGTAAGAGGCGAATACGGAGCCTATAACAATTACACGGGAAGAAAAGTAAGTGCCAGCTACGTAAACCAAACAACAAAGGAAATAGTAAGAATCCCAGATTTTATCAGCGGAATTGTATTTTACGCCGAAGAAAAGGACTGCTTTTACAAGCTGAACTGTAGCACCAGCGGCATACTGGAGACTTCAAAGGCAAAAAACCTGATCAACCCGACGTGGGAGGCAGTCAGCAGCGTAAACATCAAAGAATTAACTCCGTCCTTCAACCAGCCGTCGACGTACACCTATCACGCCCTAATGTCAGCTTACCATTGTGGGGCAAATATAATTGCTTTTTTTGCACTGGTGAACGCTGCTTTCTCTGGTGCGGGAACCACGATGTATAGCGGATATATGGTATACAGGTATTCTGCGGACTACGGTGCAACGTGGGAAAACGGGAAGGTAGTTTCCTACAAAACCGATAGTTACTCGCTCGACAACTATACGAACGGCAAATACGAAAACGGGCTTTTGGTGCTTTCGGAAACCGCAAGCGAATCTGAAAGTGCTGATCGAGCGGAAAAGATCATTGCAATCAGCGTTCCAGCATCCGGCCCGGTATATGGAGACGTACTGGGGAGCAGCGTCGACAGTATTGCACTATCGCCGGACGGGGAGGCGGCATACATATCATCGAATGGGCTGGCGTACTGCGATTATAGCGCGGCGGGAAAAGAAATCCCTACCATCGGGACGGACACAAGAAGCAATGCCTACATCAAGGCATTGGAGGAATAACTATGCAGGACAGACAGGGCACAAACGATCTTGCGAACGGCGCTGTCCGGTACGGGGTATATGACGCGAGCGGTAACCGCCTGCGCTATGAATGGATTCGCCCAGAGGACGAGCCGCTGGAGGCCGGAACGCCGCTCACAGCCGGGAACCTGCTGACGGAACAGAGCGCCGCAAAGATCTGGCGAGCGGGCGACGCACCGGCGAACCCGATGGTAAATGAGGCATTCGGGAAGCTGTCGGAGCCGAATTATCACGTCGGTGACATCCTCACGACCGTCCGCGTCCTCTCCGCCCCGTGGCACGCGTGCGATGGCTCAACCTTCGATCAGACGGCCTACCCGGCCCTCTACGCAGCACTCGGCGGCACGACGCTGCCGACGATCAGCTATTCCAGCGATACCACCACCTACATCAAAATGGCGGACGATTAGCCCGGCAAATAAAAGAGAAAGGTACAGAAAAATGGACACAAAAACCATCATCGTCACCCTCGCCTGCGCCGCGCTTGGCTCATCCGCGCTGACGGCGGTAGTCAATGCCATCGTCAGCGCGGTTCAGAAAAAGCGCGGCAAGGCCACAACGCAGGAGGCGCATCTAGCCGAGATCGACAAAAAGCTCGGGAAAATGCAGGAGCATCAGGGCGAGCAGTATCTGGCGATCCTCCGGCTGACCATCATGTCAGAAGAGATGCCGATGGCAGAGCGCCTGATCGCCGGGCAGAAATACGTCAAGCTGGGCGGAAACGGCGACGTGAAAAAATTCCTGCACCAGCTGGAGGCGCAATGCGGGAAGGGGGCGAAGCCGGAGGAATGAGCGGGAAAAGCAAATGGACGAAAGGCGAAATGTCGCGCACCATTGTCGTTTACTGCATCAAGGCCCTAACGCTGACGCTGATCTGGGCCGTCGCGCTGGAGACAATCGCCGTGCTGTTTTCGCTCGAAATCGATCTGACCGCCGTGCTCACCTTCGCCGCTGCGGCCTTCGGCGGGGAGCTCCTGCTGCTGGCCTTCAAACGCGTATTCGCAAAGAAAAATGAACCTGTAGAATGAAAGGGGTACATACAAAATGACAGAAAAAAAGTTTTTTGAGCTTGTGAAAAAGCTGGTGACTGGTTACACCAACGAACACTTAGACAAGAGCGACGGAAAGCAGATCAGCCCTGATGACGTTTACGTCGTGTGGTACTGCAAAACGTTGAAGAATTGGAAAGCACTGGCTTCCACGACGTTGTTCGACGGCATGTACTATGAACTGACGCTCAACGGCGACAAGCAGGAAATCTATCTCGACGCTTACAAAAAGTTCGAGAACCGCGCAATCAAGGTGGAGGGCTGATTATGGAAAACATCAAGAAGCGGCTCGGCAATCTGCTGAGCGTCAAATCTATCGTCACGCTGGTGCTGACGGCGGTATTTGCGTACATGGCAGTCGCCGGGAAGATCTCGCAGGACTTTATGATGGTGTATACCGTTGTGATCGCGTTTTACTTTGGCACGCAGAGCCAGAAAGCGCAGGACGCCATCGATGCGGCAGGCAAACCGCAGGAGGACGCGCAGAAATGAGCATCAAGATCGGACAGGCCAGCCTCGGTGAAACAGGCGGCCGCAACCAGCAGCCCGGCAACCAGACCGGGCGGGAGCTGAATATTTCCAACTGGTACAATGGCCGCTGGCTCGGCATCCTGCGCTACAAGAGCCGCAAAAAGGCCGAGCTGGCCGCGCAGACGTGCGAGGCGGCCATTAAGAACCCGAACATCGGCTACGACATGGACGGCCGGAACACGGCATACGAGGCCGCCAGAGCCGTCAGGTGGGACGTGAGCAAGATCACAAAGCCAGTGGAGACGGACTGCTCCGCGCTCATGATGCTCTGCGCCGTGGCCGCAGGCTGCGAGGCCGTCGCCGCGCTCTACAAAAAGCAGGGCAACAGCTGCACGACATACTGCATGCTGCACGATTGGCCTGCAACGGGAGACTTCGAGCTGCTGACTGGCAGCAAGTATCTGACGACGGACGCCAATCTCCTGCGCGGCGACGTACTGGTAAGCTCGGGCCATACCGTGATGGCCCTCGAAGATGGAAAAAATGCAGAGGAGGAAACCGAAATGGTAGAAAAGAGCAAGATCATCGTCGACGGAAAGGAAGTCACCGTTGAGCGCATCCTGAAGAACGGCACGAACTACGTCAAGGTGCGCGATCTGGCTGCTGCGCTGGATCTCGAAGTGAGCAACAAGGGCAATATCGCTGTGCTGAATCACAAGGAAAAGTAAGGAGGCGGGGCGTATGTCACCGCAGGCGCGGGCCAAGCTGCCGCCAGAGCTGGGCCGCCTGACCCGCAAGGATATGGAGGCCGTGATTTATCAGGCCAATCTTGGCCGGGAAAATGAGAAGATCGCGCAGCTCTATTTTGTGGATAAGCTTCCCCAGGTAGACGTTGCGACGGAGCTGTTCCTGGGCCGCGCCACGGTCCAGCGCCGCCTGCCGGAGATCATGCGGGAGATGCAGCGGACATCCAGCAAACTGTATAACTGAGATAAGCGCCGAGAAATCGGCGCTTATTTTTAAAAATTTTTGCATTTTCCTACTTGACTTTTGCGCCCATTGGGCGTATATTAAGGCCATAAGATAAAGCAAGGCGAAAGCCGGAAAGAGGTACACCATGGAAACCAAGATCATCAACAACCGTTACGAACTCATTGCTTGCACTGCCATTGCCACCGAGTCTGGCGACACGGAAGAACAGTCCGCGATCCTCTGCCGCGATATGGACGCCTGCCTGGGCGACGCATTTTGCGTGTACTTTGGCTACACGCTGGACGAGCTGGCGGACAGCATCGAAGACGCTGACTATCCCGATTTCAGCGACGATACGCTCGCCACCGTCCGCATCGACGGCCAGCCCATCAGCGCGTACTGCTTCTGAGATGAAGGGAGAAATCGGAACCACCGCCATTTGCGAGATGTGTGGCAATGAGTACACCGTGACAGGTACACGCCAGAAATATTGTTTGGCCTGTTCGTCAATTCGCAGACGCGAGGCCGCCACCGCCAGTTTTCATCGAAAGGCCGCTGGAACTTCTAGAAAAATCGGGTCTGCGGCTATTTGTGAGCGCTGCGGATCTGAATACACAACAACCGGAGGAAATCAGAAATTTTGCCCATCCTGCGCACGCAGCCAATGGGGCCGTGGAGAACTTCGCCACATTGGAAGCGCCGCAACCTGTAAGCGCTGCGGTGAATCGTTCATTCTGACTGCTACGGGGCAGAGATACTGCCCTGCTTGCGCCGCTCTAAAGAGATCGCCGCGTGTTGATGATTCTTTGCTCGATTTAGATGCATTTTGCACATTGCTGAAAAAGCACAGCATCACACAAGCTGATTTCGCGCGCCGTTTTTGTATCAGCTCAGCTCTCATTAGCAGATGGTGCTCAGGGGAGCGCAGATGCCCGACGTACGTGCTTTCTATGGCAGATGAACTTCTCTCCATTGACGCCGAAAAAAGAAAGAATCAAAAGGAGGAACCCACATGAAACTCACCCCATTTATCCGCTCCGCCCTCTACGCCGAAACCGGCGCATACATTGACCGCGACGCCTACATCTCCGATATGGCACTGTCCAGCGTCTGGGGCGATGCCGAAGACGAAGAGATTCCGGCGGAGCGGCTGGCGCTGCTCGGCGGGATCTGGGACGGCACGCACTGCACGATCCCGGAGCTAATCGAGAAATACGGACTGACGCAGACCGGCTTTGCGCAGTATTTCAACGTTCCTCTGCGTACCGTGCAGCATTGGTGCCTCGGCGACCGCGCCTGCCCGCCGTATGTGGCCACAATGGCAGCCGAGATTTTAGCCTTGAACAATCGATAAAAAAGCAAGCGCCGGATGGGCTTCCGGCGCTTATTTTTTATAACTTTTTTCATTTTCCTCTTGACTTCTGCGCCCAGTGGGCGTATAATAAGACCATAAGATAAATTAAATGACGGAGGTAAATAAAATGTACGAAATGAACAGGGATATGATGGACACCATGATCCGCGACTGGCTGGCAGACAATGCAGAGGAGATGGCCGATCTGGTCGTCGATTACGGCAGTATCCGGTACGACGATGATGAAGAAGAGTGGATCGCCGACGCGCACGACGACAGCACCAGCTACACGCTCAAGGCTTGCAGCGATGGTTTCATCCGCATCTGCTGATGATTGCGGCCAACGCAAGCAAGGAGGACGCGGGAATGAACGGCTATCAGCAAGCGATCCTCATGCTGCTCGGCGTTGATACCTGCGGCAAGTTCCTTGTGCGCTGCGTTGATCGCTGGTACATCGACGCAGTTGCCGAGCTTTTCCCAACCGCGCCATACCTCCAGCACCGCGCAGACGGGAAGAGAGACTTTTGGGTTGTGAAATCCGCGAAGGTGCATCTTCTCCCGTCCCTCGCCGACGTGACGGATTGGCAGGGATTTTGCCGCGGTGTGGTGGAGCTGCAAGCTTGCCTTGATCTCTGGCCGCACAAGGTACGTGGCAAGCCCATCAGGTCACCACGGCTGCGGGTTTACGGGCAGCCTGAGCTTTTAACGCAAGTATCCTCGCATTTTCTGGCAGGGCCGAAAAAGCTGCAATTTCTGCGCACGCATACCGGCGAAACGTGCGCCCTGTACTATCAAAGCCCAGCAGAAGTTGCTGATATTCTCGGTTCGCTGCACGGCGAACCTTGCAACCACGAACTCTGGGCCCGCTGGGACGCGCTCATGCAACAAAACAAGCCCGTGGAATAACCGCGGGCTTAAATTTTGAACCAAATTGATACACAACTGAGGCACAAGAAGCCGCAAAAAAGCCCATACTGGACACACAAAGGAGTGTTCGGTATGGGCTTTTCTTATTTTAATCCAAACCCCGCCGGGCTGAAAGTCGGGGACTGCACCGTCCGGGCCATCGCAAAGGCGACCGGGAAGAGCTGGGACGAGGTGTATATCGGATTGTGCCTGCAAGGACTCATCATGGGAGATCTGCCGAGCGCAAACAGCGTATGGAGCGCTTACCTCCGGCAGCAGGGCTTTACCCGGAACGTAATCCCGAACACGTGCCCGGACTGCTATACCGTCGCGGATTTCTGCGCAGATCATCCGCGCGGCGTGTATGTGCTGGCGTTATCAAGCCACGTTGTGTGCGTGGAGGATGGGACGTATTTTGACACGTGGGATTCTGGGAGTGAAATCCCACTGTTTTATTGGGCAAAGGAGGAAGCATGATGTTTGGACAACAGCCGTATGTGTATCAGCAGCCGATTTATAATCAGCCAATCGGCCAACCAATTAGTCAGCCAATTCAGGAGCCAATGATGCGTCCGCAGTATCAGCCCGCGCCGCAGATGCCGGCTTACCAACCGCAGCCCCAGCAGCCGCAGAATCAGTCGATCATCTGGATCCCGAACGAACAGGCCGCAAACGACTTTATCGTCGCGCCAAACAATGCGGTAACGCTTTGGGATATGAACGCGCCGGTCGTGTATGTGAAAAAGGCCGATGCAAGCGGCAAGCCGACCATGACAACCTACGATCTCGTAGAGCGCGCACAGGCCGTTATAACGCCCGCAGCGCCGCGAAGGGACATGAGTGAGGAATACGTGACGCGCAAGGAGTTTGACGAGCTGGTAGCCAAGCTGACGGCCCCCAGCGCCAGACCGGCGAGAAAGGCAAAGGAGGCTGAAAGCGATGGCTAACCCCCTGTTTCAGGCCCTAGGCGGCGGACAGATGCCCGGGCAGATGGGGCAGTTCCAGAACATGATACAGCAGTTCCGGCAATTCCAGAACAGCTTTCAGGGTGATCCAAAAGCAGAGGTTGAGAAGCTGGTACAAAGCGGGAAAATCACGCAGCAGCAGTTGAACCAGCTGCAGCAGGTGGCGGGGCAATTCCGGCAACTGCTGCAATAGTTCGGGAATTCCGAACAGTTGAACGATCAAAATCGTGGCCACGATTGAGATAAATCTTTTGAATCTACGAAAGGAATGAAAAATATGAGTTTGAATGACGGCTCCCCGACCATGACAATGCCCGTCGCGCCTACCGGCATGACAGGTGGCGGCTGGGGCGGCTTCGGCGGTGATAATGGCTGGTGGATCATCATCCTGTTCCTTGCCATTTTCTGCGGCTGGGGCGGCAATGGAAACGGATTCGGCAACAACGGCAGAAATTCCGGCGGCGTTGTAGACGGCTATGTGCTGGCCTCTGACTTCTCCAACATCGAGCGCAAGCTTGACAGCGTAAACAACGGTGTCTGTGATGGCTTCTACGCCATGAACACTGGCATGCTCAACGGCTTCGCGAATGTAACGCAGGCCGTGACCAGCGGCTTCTCGCAGGCTGAGCTTTCCCGCTGCAACCAGCAGGCCGCGCTTATGCAGCAGTTGTTCCAGATGCAGATGCAGTCGCAGAATTGCTGCTGCGAAAACCGTGCGGCAATTGCTCAGGTTCGCTACGACATGGCGACGCAGGCGTGCGACACCCGCAACACCGTGCAGAACACCACGCGCGACATCATCGACGCGATGAACTGCGGCTTCCGCAGCATCGACCAGCGTCTGACGGCGCAGGAGCTGGCCGCGAAGGACGCCAAGATCGCGGAGCAGAACCAGCGCATCTTTATCTCGGATCTCGCGGCAAGCCAGAACGCGCAGACGCTTGACCTGCGCAATTACGTGAGCGCACAGCTGGCGTATTACAACCCGCGTCCGGTTCCGTCCTTCGCGGTCCCGGCCCCGTACCAGTACGCAGGATGCAACGGCTATAACGGCGGATACAACTACGGCTGCGGCGGCTGCGCGGCGTAACAACTCCATACCGTAGAGCTTTTTCGTGGCCTCACGAAAATGATCGGCCCCCATTGCCGATACTCGATAGCAACGCGGCGGGGCAATCGTCCCGCCGCTGTATTTTTATGAAAGGAATGATTTTATGGCTGAATTTACATCATCCGGGATTCAAACTGTCGCCGCTGGGCAGAACGTCCCGCTGATCTCCACGGCGGCTTGCGGAAAGCCGTGCATCGTACATCGCGAAGGAAGCGGGCTCGTTACGCTGCGCGGGCTTACGCAGCAATGCAAGGCAAAGTTCCGCGTATCCTTTGGCGCGAATATCGCTATCCCTACAGGCGGAACAGTAGGCACCATTACCGCTGCGCTTGCAATCAACGGCGAACCTCTGAGCAGCGCCACAGCGGCCGTAACCCCTGCGGCTGTTGAGAACTATTTCAACATCTTCGTTTCCACATTCGTGGAAGTCCCGCGCGGCTGCTGCCTGACTGTAGCGGCGAAGAACACCAGCTCGCAGGCGATCAGTTTCGCAAATAGCAATATGATCGTCGAGCGCGTATCGTGAAAGGAGGATGCAATATGTACGATTTGAGAAACCTGCGTGAAATGCTCTGCAAAGAGCTTGACGAAATCGCCGACAAGCGTGAAATGTCTGCGGGCGATCTGGACGCGATCCAGAAGTTGACCAGCTCCATCAAGAATACCTACAAGATCGAGATGGCTGAAGACGGCGGCTATTCCCGCGACGGCGAGTGGGAGGCGGATATGCGCGGCACGTATGGCCGGGGCAGCTCTTACCGTGGCCGCCGCCGCGACGCAATGGGCCGCTACAGCCGCACAGACGCCCGCGAGCATATGCGCGCGCAGCTGGACGATATGATGCGCGACGCGGACGACGATAAAACCCGTGACGCGATCCGCCGCTGCATGGAGCAGATCGAGCGGGCATAAGGAGGCGCGATATGCTGGATAAAGCCGAGATCCGCAAGGAGATAGCGCGGCTGGAATATGAGGAATCCAGCTATCACAATTACGCCATGCTGGCGGATCTGTACGTGATCCGCCAGCAGATGCAGAAGGATGAGCAGGGGAGCCGGGGCACACGCTTGCACGCCTATTCCGGCGACTCTGCCCCCATAGTGCAGACGGAAGCCCCGCAGGCATCGGCCCCGCAGACAGTAGGCAGCTATGGCGACAGCGACTTTTTACGAGCCATAGAGGGAAAGAAACCGTCCACCGTTTGGCCGATCATGGACGAGCTGATGGACACGCTTGCGGTCGTCAACGCGAGAGTGTACAATTCTGTTATGCAAAAAATAAAAAGGGGAGAGAGCCGCTAATCCGCCGAGGGCAAACAAAACAAAAACGAGGAGGCCGCGGCCTCCTCGTTTGCAATTCAAGGGTTGTTGCACGAAATAGAATCCTTGTTTTCGCGCCGGATAATGCGGACGATCGCGATGCCGCCAAAGATCACTGCCGCTGCAATCAGGGCGATAAAGGCCCACGCGAGCGCGGACAGCGAGCCGCCCTGAATGAGTCCGGCGTTTTTGATCTGTGCGTCGATGACAAGGTAAGCGATCAGAGACATAGCCAGCAGGGCCGAGATAAACAGAAGAATGTAGGCGATTGAGTGAACAGAGCATATCTGTGCCCGCAGAGCTTCGTTTGAGGCACGCAGCCTCGCGTTCTCGATCTCCAAATCGCGATTACGGTCTAAAAGTTTCCGCGGGATCTCCGCCGCGGGGGCGGGTGCACGCAGACCGTACATCTCATCTATGGAAAGGCCAAAGAAACGGCAGAGAGCAATGCAATCGTTCAGTTTCAATTCGACTTTGCCGCTTGAAAGCAGCTTTATCACAGCCGTTTTTGAAACGCCAGCATTTTCGACGACCTGATCGATGGTCAACCCGGACTTTTTCTTTTCTTCCCGTATTCGTTCGCGGAAAGCCTCGGAAAACAAAGCGGAATCTTCAATTGTCAAAATAATGCGCCTCCAACAATCATTTTTTTCGTCAGCAGAAAAGTTTTTTTAAAATAGAGCCCGTTTTCCACGTTTTTTTCAAAAATGAAAATATATTTTCGTGGGAATTCTCAAAAATGAAGAACAGTTTTAGCGAAAATTTCCAAAATGGACATACACTTTTCTATTTTGTGTATGGACATTTAACGCCCTGTTCTGCTACGCTGGAGACGTAGCAGATAGATGGCTAACGCGGTATCTGCTGCAAGGCCCCATCGTATGTGTAAGATACGATGGGGCCGATCAAACGAAATATTATATCAGAATATCAGTCCCATAAACGGTACACCAACGGCCTTCTGAGCGAAGAAAATAACACAAACAGTTTGTTTATAATGCCAAGTTGATTTTTAGAACAATCGTTCTATAATTGTTGACAAGGAGGAAAAACATGGAGTGCATCAACATCCGGGTAAACAATGGGCGGGTAGACGTGACGGTCGACGGCGCGAAGCTGACGGACGTGCACAGCGTCAGCGTGGATTACATCAAGGGCGTGCCGCTACTCTTCGCCTGCGTCGCCGACGTAGGCGAGGAACGGGACGAACGCCGGGGGCCGCGTGTGCTGAATTAAGAAAGGATGGAATATCTATGTGGTTAAAAATTGCTGAAATTGCGTTGCTTGCTGCACTTGCCGCAGATCTCTTATTGCTTCTGATACTGTGCGCAAAGGAGAAAGCGGCGGAAAAAGAAATAAAAGAAATGCTTGGGGAAGAGGGATTCCAACAGTATATCTTGGAGATCGAGCAGGAAAAGAAAATTAAAAGAAAGAAAAAACGCCCGTAAGATACTAGGAAACGGCGATCAATGGAATCTATTACATATCATAGTACAACCTACAGGAAATAACAACTGGAATAATCAACGAAAAACAGCAAGATATTTTGTGAGGAATCGAGGCGCGTATGGAAAAGACACGGAAAAGAATCGACTTATTACTAAACGAAGCAACACTGGAACAGCTCTGCGTGATCCTGCAAATTATTCTGGGAATCTTAAAATAAGCGCCGAAGCGAGTTGTTCGCTTCGGCGCTTGTTGGTATCTACAATTACGTGGGCTACATTCATGCGGCCCACGTAATTGTAGACCTGAAAGGGAAGGCGGCAAATCAATCAGTGAGGGGGTAAAGGGTTAGGCACATATCGCTGCCTGCTTTGGAATAGGATTTTGAACGCTTATGGTAAAGGACTTTCTGCAGGACAGTTTTGAGCAGATCGTTTTTATCCTGCGGAGTCGCTGCAAGGGGGTACGCTTCGAGCACATGGCGAACAGCGGGGGCGAGACGGGCGCGTGCTTGCTTGGCACGCGTGATTTCGTCCTGCGCGCGCTGGTTCTCTTCGACGCGGGAAACAATCACCTGTTTATCTGCGGCCAGCGCCTGAGATCGCTGAAGAAAGACTTCTGGGGTGTAAACGCCGGTCTCGACGAGCTCGTATGCGCGGGCTTCCTGCGCCTCCAGCTTAGCAAGCTGCTTCTGGTCAGCGTTGATGGAAGCGGAGAGTGCGTCTAGCAGTGAATGGTCGTCGTTGGTGTCAGCCTCGCCGACCTCAAGCTCACGCAGCCAATCACGCAGAGCGTCAAGCAAAGCCTCTTCAACCTCGCTATACCATGAACTGACAGTGGGGCAGCCCTGCGTTGGGCACATGAATGACGGACGCCGATCGCCGGAAGACGCTCTGCGAACCATGACGCGCCCGCACTGGTCGCAGCGAACAAGCCCGGCAAGGCTGGTAACGGTCTTCCATGCGCCCTTGCCGCGCGGAGCAACAACTGAATAACTCAGCGAAACGGCCTTATCGTACTGCGCCTGTGAGATCAGCGCATCGTGCAAGCCTTTATAGAGCTTCAAATCCTCCTGCCGGGTGCGCGGGCGGCTGACGACGACAGAGCCGTCAACGATACGCTTCGTCTCCGGCCTGCCGCCGGATTTGATCCATCCGGCATTTGCCGGGTTACGAAGCAATTCCAGAATAGCGGAGGTTGTCCATGAGTTGCCGGAATTCGTCTTGACGCCGAGAGTATTCAGCCGCGAAGCAATGGCGTAAGAACCGATGCGCGCGCAGCCCTCGCCGGTATACCAATCATAAATCTGCCGGAGGATCGGGGCCTGTTCCGGGTGCGGGATGAGTTTATAGCCCTTGTCGTTCGGCAGCTTCTCCCGAAGCCAGCCAAATGGCGTTTTCCCGGAGATCCATTTACCCTCGCGCAAAGAAGCCTCTTTCCCACGCGACAGGCGGCGTTTGATGGTATTGTATTCCCGCCGGGACATGAACAAACCGAACTCGAAGTATTCCTCGTCCATTTCGTTGTTTGGGTCATAGACTTTGTTCGGGGTAACGATCTTTGTATTGGAATACTTGAAAGTCTGCGCAATAATGCCCTGGTCGATGGTGTCGCCGCGCGCCAGACGCTCGACCTCCATAACGAGGACACCCGCATAGCTGCCGGTTTCGACAAGCTGCAAGACCTTCTGCACCTCCGGACGGACGGCGATAGAATCACCCGTCACGACTTCCTCGCAGATCTCCACGACGTTCAGGCCGCTGCTTTCGGCCAGAGACAAGAGTGCGGCCCGGTGACGCTTGAGCGTGTCGGTCTGCCCGAGCGCTTCGGCCTCCATATCCTTGCGGGACTTGCGCAGATAGACGATATACTGCGCGAGCGGATCCGAGATCCGCCATGTTGATGTAAATTTCATAACAAGATTTTCACCTTTGCACGAAAAGGTTATACATATACCGCTCCGGACTGCCAGTCCGGGGCGGTGTTTATTTGCCTGTGGTTATTTGGAATTGACATCCTTTGAATTTGCTTCCTGCAAGAGATTGCCGGACTGATCTATAAAGCGGACATTGATATTGTCAACCGGTTCGCCCGTGCTGAAATAGTGATACAGGCCGCCGCTCATATAGAACACCAAGGTCATGAGAGATTCCTGAAGGTTTACAGTGTCGGAAGACAGTGTGACGGTGAATTTTGTGTAGTCGTTGGAGACGTCAATCGCGGTGACGTTCGGGTAGTCCTCAGGGCCTACCATATCAGCAAGGCTGCTGTCAAGCTGCTGCGCCATATCCTGCATTAGTTTTTTATGGCAGGCCTCCGTCATGATATATGTGACGGAGCCGTCTGCATTCAGCGTGGCGGATTTAAAGCCGTCTGCTTGCTCGACTTTTGCATCAAGCTTCTCCTGCGTGACGTCTTCGCCTATGTAGTCGGACGGAATTGTGATTTCGACTGTCCCGCCGCTGAACAACGTCCCGGAGTGCTTTTCAACATTGAAAGCCTGCGAAGACTGTTCCGGTGCATCCTGCGTTTCGGACTGCGCGGCTGACTTCTCAGGCGATTCCGACGCCGAGGAAACCTCGGCCTGCATCTGCGTGCTGGACGGTTCCTTCGGCGTGCCGGACTTCTTCGGCAGAAAGACAATCAAAAGAACAACTAGGAGCGGGACGGCGACCAGAAGCCCGATTCTGAGCGAGTCAACACGCCTGCGGTTCTTGGCCCCGCAGAACTTACAGACGGGATCGCGGGCGTTGATCTGTTTACCGCAGGAGCGGCAGATCATCTTCCGGTTAGGCGTGTCGCAATGCGGGCAGAATTTCTCTTTTTCGTCAAACTCCCCGCCGCAGCGGGGACATACGACGGTATAGTTTGGTTTCGACATATATCTCTTCTCCTTCTTCGTACAGGGGGCTACTCGTCTGAATCATCAAAATCCATGTAATCAGTGAGCCACCATGTACAATCGTATATCGGCGCGATCTTTCCTGTTTTCCGGTTGAGCATACGAATCGTAGAAATCATAAATGTCCGCCCGACAACGGAGAAATTAAACTCGGCGAAGCGACCGCGCTTCCGGCAAAAAACAGTTGCCTTTGTGACTTCGCCGGTAATCGCGTAATATAATTCACCCGTGTAATTCTCACCGTTATGATCGTCTGGAGAATCTGAGATTGTATTAAAAAATGCGACGAGCGGGTATTGGGCCATTTTCCCGGATTTAGTTAGTGGCGTGTACAAAACATAACTTTGCGGGAGCGAGAAAGCGGAGGCTTTCCGGTGGTACTCAAAGCATATATTGTTAAAGTCGATATGATAGTCAGTCGGAATTATATCCTTGAGCATACCGTCTTCGAGATTCTTTACCGTCGCAAAGAACCCGTTAAGTTCGTCGATGGCCGATTTTAGAACAGCCTTGTTGTTTAAATTATAAGAAGTCCATGCCTTTGCCTCGCCGATATAAAAGCAGTCGCATATTTGGTATGGCAGAGCAACATAGTAAAGCATTTTGTCGATTACGGCCTTTGCCTTTTGGACTCGCTGCTGTCGGCTGAGGTTTTCTTTTACGATGCGGGTGTGCAAAAGGACGGCCATTTTTTCTTCCCGTGGATCAGAAGTGCGAGGGGGAGAGTTTTGGGAACGCTCATTTTTCCGAAAAATGCTATCGAACAAGCCCATATTGAAACCTCAAACAAGAAAACAGAGAGAAAATTTACAAACAGCAAAAGTTTTCCATATAAATTCAGCATACAAAAAGAGCCGAGGACAGTCAAGCGTCCTCGGCTTTTTTTGTAGCTTTTGACGAATCATTTTGCTGTAATTCGTCGATAAAGCGCTCAATCTTGCCCCAGTCCTCCGGCGGAAGGGCCATGAGCAGCGTTATGAACCGCTTGCGGAAGGAATCGTCCGCGTCAGACATGATGTTCGCGACCAGCAGGCCAAGCTCTTCGTTTGCGCTACGCTTCACGTACATTTCGCCCTCGCCGTCTTCGAGCCATGCAAGGGAGACACCGAATTCTCTGGCAATGTCCGCAATGGTGCGGTCGCTGGGTTGCTTCACCCCGGAGCAGAGTTCAGAAACGAAAGGACGCGAAACGCGGATGCGATCAGCAAAAGAGGAACGAGTTATACCAAGATCTTTTATAAGAAGAGCGATTCTGTCGTTAATTGTGTTCATTGGGATCACCTCCTGTCTGAAAAGAGGTTAGCACAGAAAAACGGAAAAGTCAATAGCCCAGCTAATAAATAGACACTTGACAATGTAGCTACGCTATGCTAATATATAGCTAAGCTAATAAAAAGTTTAGCTAACCATTTCTTACCTAGGATTAAAAATGTCGATTTGTCTAATTGACAAATCGAATGGGGGTCGAAAGGGGGTGGGGGTATGAAGCCGACGAAATCCGGATATGTCATGTTGGCAGCTGCTGTGCTGCTGAACTCAATAACGTTAGCCATTTTAGTAGTGTCCCGATTCCTTGGATGAGGAGTGGGCGGAACAAATCGTTTATTCAAGCAAAAAAACCTTCCTTTCCCGCCGATTATATCACGGCGGCGAGCGGGAGGGAAGAAAAATCAAAGCGAGGTGAGCAAAATGCCGGAAGAACAGAAACGGCAGGCGGAGAAGATTTCCGCTGAAATGAACAAGCTGACGCCGGAGGCGCGCGAAAAAGTGCTGATCTTCGTGCAGGGCATGACGGCCATGCTGGACACGCCGAAGAAGCAGCCGAAGGAGGCCGTCTGATGGTACTCGACGACGACCTGCGGCAGAAACTCGAAGAGCAGCTGGAACTGCTGGCCGAGCGAAGCCGGAAGCAGGAAACCACAAACGAGGATCTCGCAAAGCTGACGGAGCAGATGGTCTGCATTGTGAGCTTGCTGGAATCGGAACCTTAATTCTGTGTAATATTTCCAATTCAGGAAAAGCTAAAGCCGGAAGGAGGCTGAAATCATGCCGAAGCATTATGATCCCATTGCGGAGGAAGAACCGCATATCGTGGCGGAATACCACTTGAAAAACTGCACAGCGCTGATTGCGGACAACTATCTGCGCCGCCTGACGCCGGAGCAGAAGGAAGCCAACCGGCAGGCGGCCCGCCGCGTTGCATGGCGGATCCTTGAGAATGCCGCCGCCGAAGGCCGCCTGCCGGTCGCCAGTAACTAACGCGCCGGATGGCGCGTACATAAAAAACAAAAAGGAGAATCTGCTATGAATTACATCAACAACCCGAACAATATGTGCTGCTGCTCCTTCGATCACGGAGACTTCATCCACGTAGAGCGCAGAACTGTTCTTGTCGACATTGTGGGCGGAAAGGTCTGCGAGCTCGGGAATGTTACGACCGGCCACAGATATGACTGCGAAGATCGCTGGGCGCTGATTAAAAACTACGTAGTCATTGCGTACTACCCCACAGAGGCCGCAGCGAAGAACGCATACGATAAGCTCGTGGACGAGTTTGCGATCCGGGGCCATGTGTTCACGGTATCGGAGGCGTGAGATTATGATCGCCGTTTTTGGGAAACGGGGGCCGGATGGGAGATTTCTCCCCGGCGAAACTTTTGAATTTAAGCATCCCGGCGAAGAAAACGGCGAGCCCGTGATCGACGCATTTGCCCGCTGGACGGCGGAACAATACCGCCGGGAACAGGAACAAAAGGAGGCGAAGAAGACGTGATAGAGCTGATCGTAGAGGATTATTGCCAAAACTGCCCGCTGTTTGAAGCGACGGTGACAAAACTGACGGCATACGGGAGCACATGCGAGAGGCACGCTGAGGGCTTCGCGGATACAAAGATCAGATGTGAGCATGCAGAGCGCTGCGCAGCCATCGAGGGGCGACTCAGAAAGGAGCTTGGGAATGGATGATTTCCTCAAGTTTTTTGCCGAGAAGGTGAAGACCTACCCGATGCACCTTGAGATCACCTACAGCAAAGTGACGGACTGGGGCGTCCGGGTGTGGCGGAGGGGAACCGCCTACGACGGGGACGACGAAGAACTCGTCAACGTCCAGGATTGCGACGCGGAGCTGTGCTTTGCAACCGCGCAGGTGCAGCTGAAAAACTGGCTGCTGGAACACGAAGGAGGCTATTAACCATGGCAAATGCCCGTACATACACCCTGACGCTGGATGCGCAGGAGCTGCATGATCTGGTAGATGCGGCGCTGGTGTGTGAGTGCCAGGCAGCGCAGATCATAAACGGGCTGAAGCGCAAGGGGCTGGATCTGGACGCGCAGAAGCTCGTTACACAAAATGCCCGGCTGGCGCAGATCGTCAGGCGGATGCAGGAAGCGAAGGAGGATAAGCGGAATGCGTAAGCTGATGCTCACGGCCGCGCAATGGACTGAACTGAAATTTGCGGTGGAGATGGCGTCGATCAGAGCAAGCCTTGC